TCTAGCTCATATTGAAATGTTACTTGTTTATCAATTTTTGTGTTTTCGTCATGTAGCATTCCATGTACAGCAGGATCGGTACCATACCAATCAGTGTAACTCCAGTAAGCAGAAGTGTTGTACGTCTGCAATTTGGTCCTCGTAAATTCTGTTCCGTCCCATTGATATATTGCCCAATAGTTGTTCGCAGTCTCATCTGATTTGACCAGATAATTCACTGTCCCTGAAATATCTGCTGTGTTAAGGTAAGTTAACTCTGCATAGTTGTCTACCGAAACGTCCCACTCAAGGCTTTGTGCCGTTGGTTCGGGTTCTGAACTATCGAGGTTTGTAAGATTTACTTGTCCAACTAACTGACTTTTCTTCAGTACTGTGTTCGCATAATCTATTATCTCTGTCAATGCCGCATATCTGTCTACGTACCAACTCTGCCTAGGCCTAATATTATTACCATATCTCTCATTGAGAGGAAGAGCTAGATCTGGCACCACGTCTCCTGCAGAATTTTTCCCTGTTAACGAGTCCCACCAACGTGTCTCAATATTCAGTGCTGGCCTGAAGTCAGCATCTCCTTCCCTGACCAGTTTCCAAACACTGTGAGAATCACCCTCGAACGTGTTTGTCCTAATATCCATATTCAGCACTGTGTCGTCGTTAGTTAGGTTGCTAATGTTATTCAGTATAAATTTATTAGTGTCTGTCACAGAATAATATTTGTAGTCAAATGCTCTAGGGTTTGTGATCAAGTTGGCAACGAACGCTACCGTATTCTTCCTGTGTGTGTTGTTAGGCAATGTTGTCTTGCCTTTTACCCAGTAGTAGTAATAGTTTACAAATTTGTCTAATCTCGAATCATATTTCTGCATCACTGTGTACTGTGAGTCATCACTTGGTAGTAATCTTGACTCTACCCATTCATAGACATCTATGCTTGAACCTGGGAATGTCTGTCCCCAATGATTAACTTTATATTCCTGTGTACCTTGCTCGTACCATAACCATTTCACTGTCGATAGATCCCACCACACTTCACCTATATGAGTTTCCGCCCATGGTGTCTTAGTATTTGCATTATCTCCGGTATTGTATACAGCAGGATCCCACGCTGTCTTGATATCTATTTCTCTGTCTGCTATACCTAGTATCCTACCTTTGATAGGATCGTACAAATCATAGTAGTCTTGTAATTGTTTTGTCTTTTTATTGAATTCAAAAACTTTGCCCAGTTTGTCTGTGTCCATCAGTGCTGTTTCTGTCACTAGGTTTTTCCAAGCGTACTCGCCATTTACTGTGAGATCATAATGTGATACTGTTCCGTCGTTGACTATCTTCGTGCTTCCGTCTGACGTGGTATTCCCTTCATCTGTTGGCGCACCTACAAAAAGAGAATTATCAATTATAAACACACCACGTCCGAAGTCGTCATTTTCAGACATGTTTGTTGATGTCATTGTGTCGTCAATAACAAATTTAGTGTTGTACATTGTGGCCGTGAATGCACCGCCGGATTCAGTATTGTTGTCTACTATAGTGGTGTCTTGTAAGTCAAACGTAGTCTCGCCTGAGTCGAATTTAATTTCTGTTGTACTTGCAAATTTCTCAGCGCCTATCACTATTCTGCTACCATCGTCATTAAGATCGAGACTCGTGCCAAACTTCATATTAGTGCCGGAACTAGGTGCACTTATAGTTTGTTGTAAAGTATATGTGTTTGTAGAATCATCTGCGTTCCATTTGTAGTGATAGATAGCACCCGCATCTGGATGTGCCGTTCCGTCAACACCTGGTGCTCCAATTATCAATGTTGTGCCGTCCTTGCTCATTGCAATCGATTCACCAAATGCTGTGTTTAGGCTAGATCCATCTGATGCCGCACCTGTCAAGGTCTGTGCCAATGCAAAGGAGTTCTGTGTGCTTCCGTCGTTGCTCTGTGATGTCTTGACAAATATTTCCACCTTGCCCGCGTTGCCTGGTGCTAATGAACTAACAGCAAGTATGTCACCGTTGTCGTTGGCCTGCACCCTGTGTCCAAATCTCTGTCCCGATCCTCCTGCTGGTGCTTCTATAGTGTAATCTTGTGTCCATGTATCATATGTAGATCCGTCTGCACCCACTCCCCACGTGTACATGTAGACCCTACCACGATCATTGTCATGCCCTGGTGCTGACACAAACATGTATTTGTCTGCTGTTATCCTCGTGGAAGTTATACCTGGTTCTGAAATTTTGTGTGCCCATCCAAAATTTTGTGATGCGGCATCAACTGGTGATGTAATTGTGTTGAGTAAACCGTATTTGAATGTGGTTGGCTCCCAAACATACACTTTCACAAGTCCTGAATCTGTAAATCTCGTGCTTCCGTCGGCTCCTACCGCATTGGCGTATGGTGCTCCTGCAACAACAAAATTTTCATCAGTACTGATTGACAGAGATTCGCCAAGTCTGCTGGTGTTGTCATCGTTATCAGTCATAGTGACCGTTGCCTGTGTCTGAAAAGTTGTTCCTGCTTCTGTCGAAGATCTGAACAGGAAGTGTACCTCACCTTGTCCTTTACCCGGTGCTGATGCTATCAATGTCCTTCCGTCATTACGTGCCACGATCCTGTGTCCAAACTCCTGTTCCGTTGTGGTAGCGTCTGGCGATAAGACTATCGATGACGTATATGGATCTTGCTTCTCATACACCCTCCATAAACCTGAACTGTCCGCGTCCGCGAATACCTTGTCTCCTGGCTGTTCAATTGCATCATTCTTGTCAGTGTACTGATCGTATTCTAAAAGATCGTTTACATTGTCCATGGACAACAATCTCACAGATATAAATTTGTATATGTTACCGTAACTGTCAGCCGTTGACCCATCTTCCAGTGCAGGAATAAATCCAACATTGCCTGAATAGTCTATGATCACCGTCTTGTGGGTTGGTGCAGAGCTCACCTGGTACACCCCATTCAGCGTTACTTCCTCACTGTTTGATATTGCAAAGTAATCGGCTTGTGTTGTTGTTGTGCCTGCACTTAGACCATGAGAACCTGTGAATGTGATCTCCAACTGCGTAGAATCATTGATTAGCTCTACCGTTGCTATCTTTATGTCAGCACTTGAAATCCTTAAAACGTCCCAATCCTTGTTGCTCTTGCTGGCCACCCAAACTAGATCATTAGGTCTTATGGCATTTATGTCTATGTCTAGTATCTCGTCAATATTGAATGCAGTATGTTGCACCTGTGTGAGTTGCGGATATCCTGCTGTCTTAAAAATCTGTGCTGTATCTCTGCTGACGCCTTCCTTGGTGTAATCTAATCTCTTAAATGTTGTAGATGCAGTGTATTCTACTGGCTTGTAGTAAAAATTATCTTTTACAATAGCACTTGATCTAGCATATCCAACTGCATCTGTTGAACTATCCAATAATTCTATACTCTGTGGGTTGGCTGTAATTTCTGTATCCTTCAATACCAATTGTACGTTTTCAATAGAATCTGTGTTTCCAAAATTACCTGTCCTTATCATCCACTCTGGGTACAGATCTAAATTGATGTCTTCACCCTCATATTTGGCTTTTAATATTTTGTCTATCGCATTCTGGGTACCTTTCTCTCTAATGTAACCTTGATAAAACTTGTATTGTGACACATCATTTACGAATAAATTTTCCAGATAGTCTCTGCTCTGATATCCTGTTAACCTCTGTGCTAGTTGTTGTTGTGATTCGTCGAAGTTGTTGGTCTCTAGATCGTAAAAATCATTGAACTGTGATATCTTGTATTCAAAGTTAGGAATCAGTTGTGGTGCTGGTTTTTCGTCTTTCAGCGTCCAATTAGTCGTGTCAAAAGTTGCACCTGAATTATGATTTGTTTTGGCAACATAGAACTTGCCTTGATACTCAACACTGTCTCCAATCCTGTAGTCGGTGTTGGCAACCCAATACGTGACCTGTGCGGCATCAAATACAAAACCAGGAGCATAGTAATCTCCGTTCCATCCTGCGGTCTTCCATCCTACTAATTTCAATCTCTGCTGTCTGAATCCAGTAAATGGATCGTATATCACGTCGGCGAAAACTGTTTTGTTGTCAAACAACAACAAGTGTTCTTTCTGCACTGTATTCAATGCGATGTTGTAAAGACCAACTGTGTCTGATTTGATTCCTAACTCAAATGTTTTACCTATACGTTTGGTTGATATATCACTGATGTCGATCTTCCTACCACCTGAATCTAATAGAGAATAATCACCAGACAAATTACGTAGTTTACCAACTACGCTGTTGTTAGTATCTAGTTCGAATCCGTCTGCGGCCGGTGACACTGTTACAGCACTTCCTGGTGCCCACTCTTGCGTGGTCCAGAATAAAAACTCCCTAACAGCGTTTGCCCAGTTCAGTGTTTGTTTGATTTCATTTGAAAATTTGTCAAATCTGAATCCTTGTCCCCCCAACCAATGGCCATACCCGAACAAGAAATCAGCAACATCCTGAATAGTGTCGAACACGTGACCATATGGTATGGTCTGCACTGTTTCTTGGTATGCTGTGTACTGTTCGATGACTAGTGATCCTTCAACGGATACTGAATTCGCCGTTGTCGTCTTCACAGGATAGTTAAAATTAAAATATGGTTTGGTTGTGCTGTATCCTAAAACCTTGTAACCACCCAGTACTGTTGACCCATCATTGCTTATGTCTGTGTTCTTCTCTATCAGGACTCCAGAGTAGTAAAAACTCTCTACAGGGTTTGATGTCCTAAACAGTATCTTGTAGTTCTCGTCAGGAATAAATTTAGATCCAGATGCTGATCCTGGAGACACACTGTCCGTTAGGATCTTTATGTTGTCCTTGTCTGTGAACCCTCCCAACTTGTATGACAACTGAACACTTAGATTCTTCATCTTGTCGTAGTAAAAAACCTCAGTGTCTAAATTCCTCGAAATCAAATAATTGATTACAAAAGATTGGTACCCTGCCGTCTGATATCTAGTTGTTACACCTGTTGTTAGATCCGTTTCCGTTTCTAAATGATATTTTGCTGTTGATAGTGTTTTCCTAATACCTGTGTCTTTGTAGATCTGGTTGTCTGAAACATTTGTTGTAAGCCTAGACGGATCAAAAAGATTGGAAAAGAATTTTGCTGGTTTGGTCAGAGCAAGTAATTTCATCCCAGTAAACGGGAATGAACTGGATCTTCTCCATGCCGTCTCCGCTGGTGCTTGATCACCAAACTTCCAAGAATTCTGCCTTCCTGGCATATCAAAGTTATCGACAAGGCCTGCCGCTAATGGATCTAAAAGGTTACCAGATTCATCAACGGGTAGATAATTTCTAATCGAAGGTTTCCCATATCTACCTGGCTCTGTAGCAACAGCGTTCCATAATACATCATTACCTGAAGTATACGGAGCCGTTCCGTAAGTTGTGTCCCAGTCAGTGGGTTTTTCTGAATGACCCAACATCTCCCAGGGTCTAATATGTGGAGCATCCGTGTCATAAAAATATTTGTATATACCCCTCCAGTATCCTGGCAGGTTCTCATCTATCAGTCTACCTTTTGATCTTGCGTAGTTGTATGTAAACGGTGATCCTTCTGTGAACACTGTGTTGTTGATGTACTGAACGTTGTTGCGTCCTGCCCACTGGTAGAAGTCTGTTCCCATTACATCGTTAACTTCCTGTAGTGTGTATTCTGTTGACGTGAAAGCACTAGGCAACACATCATGCATATCCACTAAAGTAGCATCGTAGGTTACTTTTATGTTGTTGTAAATTCTTTTTTCAAGTTCCAATATTAAATCATCACGTTCGTCTCCATACGCTTTTATGGTTGATCCATCGTGTTTCCGGATAACGGCTGTGTCAGTCAAATAAGTTGTGTCAGTGAATGTCTCAGGAGTAAACTTAGGATACATTCCAAGTTTAGTCGGAGATGGTGGCATGTAACTGCCCACAGTGTCAGCGTAATCCTTAATTACGATCTTGTCTCCCTCTGCCAACGTTTTACTGATGTTGATACTGTCATCAGTTGTGCTGAATGTGTAATCTATTCCTAGTAATAATTGAACATCATTGAGGTAAACGTATACTGCCCTGTTGCTTAATGTTTTAATATTGTGTTGCGAGTCGAGTGCATAATCTTTTTGTGACGCACTCATCACAGTGTATGATCTTGTTGAAACATTTTCTCCCCAACCCACCATGTCCTCATAGAAGAACGGGAACGAACTATTCCTGCCTGGCGTGATTGCTGTGATTATCTCATCAACCCTATTAGCGGCGTCTCCTTCGTAGGCCGTACCTGTGGCGTGCGTAAGGAATGCATTGTACCACTTCTCATACTCCTGATTCACATATTCTGTCGCCGTGATAAAATTGGCTTCCTGATCTATTAGACCAAATATCGCAGGTAGCAATGGTCCTTCGTGCTGGTGTATACTACCACCTTTCAATCTGGCATCTGGTTTATCTCGTAAATTTGACACTCCGGGGACTGCACCTGTGACGTCTTGATTTTTATCGAATATGTCTCGCACATGATTCAGTACCTGTCCAAAAGTGAATGTGCCCAACTGCTGGTTAAGACTGTTAGTTGCCAAGTTCTCCGGTATCTCATATATCCCCTTGTCAGCAATCTTATCGGCCACGCTGTATCCTGCTATCCTGATCTGGTCATCAACTTCTAGTGCCTTGTTAAATTTAATGTACTTGTTTTTTGTTCCAGTTTCCAATGTGTAATCGGTTTCCAGTGTTTTTCTTAATCCATTCACTGAAACAGACACTTCTAGATCTGTCAGTTCCGCTGAATTCTTGTAGAAGTCTATAGGGAACAACTGTTTTTCGATCGTGTCGACTGTGAAGGTCCTTATTACACGCTGTTTGTTTTCACTTGTTCTTTTTATCCAAGAACTACGAGAATTGTGTGTGGCTCTTCCTGTTGTGTAGTGTAGGTGTCCTTCTGCTAAATTTTTTGTAAGTGTCTTTGCACCACTCTTATACGTGAATGTTCCTGCTGTGTGATCTGATTCGAAGACTATATCTCCAACGTTGTTGACAGTGTTATATTTGACCTTGATACCTAAGACAGTGTCCGTGGTTGCAGTGTCTGATGTTGCGAACGCAAAAACTTTTGCACCTGCGAAAGTTGAATTTGGATATGTTGTATCATCATCAAACGATACATGATCGCCGTCCCACATGCCAAACAACGGCTGTTGGTTTACATCTGTTTTCTGCTGTGCTTCTATAAAAGATTCTGTTGTGCTGTCATAACGAAAAGTCTTTCCTTGATTTGTTGTACCAAACTCTATGTATATGGAATCGTCACTTGTTGGGGTGGCGTCCGATGACTCGGTTAGGTTGATAACCTGTGTACTATCTCCCGCGGTCACAAAATTCACATCATATATCTTATTTTTTACTGTGGGATCTGTGTCAGCCGCGAACACAACTCTCATTCCGGTTTGTAGTGACAGTCCGTCAATTATATACCCTGTCTGTTTTACCACACTACTGAAAGCGTCCGTGGTCACTGTGTCATACAGTGTGACCGATTTCTTGGCCACTGTTCCGTGATTGTAAAGTGCTAACCCTGAATCAAATTCTATTATCGGTCTCTTCGCTCTGTCGTCCTCATTCAATACTGGAGTGAAACCACTCACTTTTGCTGTCTCTTCAATTACAGATCTGTGGAACCATCTATTATACCTCGACCATGCGTTCCTATCAATCGAATCTCTCTTGATGGTTATGTAATCCTTGGTTTCTGGTAGGTAGTATGCCTTGGCATATGGTCGTGAATCATATCCTGCTTGATCATACAGTATCGTAGATTCTGTAGCATAAGTGCCGGGAGTCATCATGTCCTCGACATCAGTAAGCGTTATGGCATCACCTACACCCTCTACGTAATATTCCTTGTCCTGATAATCTGTTGCCACAAGAGAATTCGTAAATTTGATCTTCATACCGTTTGACAGATCTAAAGTTCTTAGGCTGTAATTCTTGGTTCCAACTATGTCGTCTTCTACATTGATTGCCGTTGTGCTAGATGCATCTTTTATCTGTAGTATTCCATACATTGCATCATGATTACCACATTGGTAATATAAAGTGTCGGGTGCACCTGTTGTTGGCACCGTAAATGTAACTGTACCATAGTCCGTACCGTTATTTGTAACGCCTGTGTCAAAAATGGTCGATGTTGATCCATCCGCCGAAACTTTGTCCTTGTATGGTTCTGTCATTATCCATAAAGGGTGTCCTTTTGCATTTACGTTAAACTTGTAAGTGTTACCCCTGTAAAGAGTTAGGATAGGATTGTCTTCATTTTCTCTGTGTCTAAAGTTGTAGGCACCTTGTGCTAGATTTTCGACTGAATATTCCGCTACCGCACTTGGTCCAACCGAATCTATCTCAATTGATCCAGGCCCTTCTGGCATCCAGTAGTACTCTCTGTAGTTGATTAACTTGTCATAATCAATAGCAGGATTCCAACTATAGACAGTTTCCTTGTTTAACCTGTCATGGTTATTGATCTTACCACCTAAATATTTAATTTGGTTGATATAGTCGTCATATGTTCCTGTGAATTTGACCTGGTCCTCTGGGTTTACTGATGTCGTATCTCTATCTGTGTAAGTGACTGTGGGCTCTAACTGGTATGCCATCCTATCTCTGCTGGTGGCACTTATGTACCTATCATTGATATCTCTGGTGTAAGCGTCCTGCCTACCTATGTAACCGTCCAGTCTCTCCAACGAACCTTTCTGTACCAAAGGATCCATGGTGCTTGAAAGGAATCTCTGGTTGGTATCTGTCCTGTAGAAAGCAGGAAGATGCTGTACAGTACGTCTATACTCGTTGGTACTTTGTTTTACAACTTCGTTATTGGTTAATGAGTTTGTAGGGTTGTCTGCCATTAGTATCCTGATCCACTACTGCCGGTGCTTGAACCGGAACCTGTTGTAGTAGAGCCTGACACTGCTGATCCTGTCGTGGTGTTTGTGGCAGTTGATGTTGATGTGACCACAGTACCTGATGCCGCAAGTTGATTGGCTCCTAGTGCTGTTATGATTGACACATCATCAACGGTGGCCCCACTAATGAAAATTTCGTCTGCCGCCGAGTCAAGTTGGAACAAGGACCCAAAACCCTGTCCTGGCTGGTTTGGCACAATCACTGCTGTCAGTAAGTCTGGAGCAAGTTGATTGTGTATGTAAGCGGCTAATTCTGTAAAGTAAAAACTGTCTCCAAAATCCCAGTTGTTCAATGCAAAGAATTCGTTGATTGCGGCAATCACTCTAGTCTTGATCACTGCGTCTGACACGTTGGTCTTTGGATTTTTCACTACCTTGAACGTTGCCTGTAGTTGTTCTTCGGCATTTGAACCAAAAAGTATTTTGTACTTTACAGGATGGTAAATGATCTGATCCGACAATGATTTCAAAGGATTAAGTGTACCTGAATAGTTAATTCTCAACTGGTCCGAAGTAGATACATCAGGTTTGCTACCTCCGTCCTGCAACCATATTCTGAATAAATTGTCATATGTTCTCTCTAATAGGTACACATCAACAATATTTGATACACTAGGATCGATCCTGGTTTCCTGTCCTGCATGGTGTTTGTACTGAAAATTAATTGCACCTCGGCCTTTTCTTGCTATATAGTCCGTGGTGATAGTAAGCGTATTTGTTGTGCTACTGTAACTTTTGATCACATCCTCACTCTCGTCATAGAAGTAAAACAACTGTCCGTCTGTGTATGTAGATGTGTTAAGATTTATATCCGTTTCGTTTTCTGCAACAACGAAGTTACTTGTCGCATAAGGTCTAAATCTTTCTATGTTATCATAAGAAGTGTATTTTTCAAAGAACACAAATTTTGTAGATTCAGAAAGAGTGGGCTCAACGAAGATATCAAACAATTCAGGATTATCAACGACTCCGTCATCATCATCATCGAAGAAACCAACTTTAACTTTCCTGTTGTCCTGAAAACCGTCCGCTTCGGTCACCACATCAACAACTTGCCATGTAATTGGGTATCCTATGCTGTTTCCTGACGACACTATGCTGTTAGTCTTTAATATCTTGACTGTGTCTTTTACACTTTTTCCTGTTGTGTAGTCGTAAATTTTTTCTTCCACATCATAATGAAACTTGTTCTGCGATTCTGATTCAAATATGTAATCTAGTTTCCTATATTGCACTGTGTAGGTGTTGCCATCATTAGTGAATTTGAACCACCAACTAGCATCTGCATTTGTGCCTGTCGCTGATCCTGTGTTGGCAAGACTGAATACCGAATCTGTACTTAAATTCGTTGACGTAATTACTTTCCATGTCTCTGAATCTGTGTCATATCTAAGACCGAATTCCTCATATTCTTCTATCCTGTTCAGTAAGTCTGCTTCTAGTGTCTCAGAAAATGACGTGGTCAAGTTTGGGATAATGGCATTAATAACCGAACCATCTGGAATGATGCTATTCAGTGTCACCGGGCCTACCCCTGACTCTAGGTTTCCTACACCGCTGTTGGCCCCGTCAAGTACTACTGCTCCTATCTTGGCCCATGCTCTATCTTCGGCATTGTCTGTTGTTGAAGTCACCAATGTTCCGTTTAGGAATTTCCTTGTGTCTGGTGATGTAAATTTTATCAATGCACCCGGCTTGGCAAACTTCATGTTAGAAGTTGCTGAATCACCTATGACTAATGGGCCTCCTGCTGTGAAATAACCTGTGTTTGTATTTGTAGATGTTGTGGTCGAGTTCCACGTGGCCGTTAATGTGCTGGCATCTTTTGTGCCGTACTTGAGGTAATAAAACTGTCTAGCATACGCCTCTTTCAATTTTGCTTCCACTGAAGAATCTATTGTTGATTGTATCTCACTCCTATTATTGAAGGTGAACGTGAATTGCTGTAACGATTCTTCTCTATAAAGTATTCCATCTTCTGCAAACGCACTCACGTTAGAGTACGCACCTGTTGGGTCTAGTATCTCTTTTGCCCTAGATATGCCTGATGCTGATCTGTTCACAGATCTCACTTTAACAATTTCCTGTGACGCACTCAAAGGAACCACTTGGTAGTCCTCTGCTGTGATCATCCTGTTCTGAGAGTAATATACCTGTGCCGCTTTTTCTTTTATAGAATCATTTGATTCCGTCGCCGCTGAATTGTAAACGCTGGCCTTTAAACTTAGGCTTATCTGTAATGTTTGCTGTGCACCGTTGGCATCTGTGTACGGCACTGCTAACTGAACGTCCTGCATATCTGCCGGTTGTATGGCAAACTTGGTGTTGTCACTGACTCTGTAATAGGTCCTGAAATTTCCCAACGGTATGTTCGAGAAGTTGCCATCTCCAAACACAAGGTCAATCGCATCGTTATTTTTTGTGACAACATTGTAAGTGTTTCTCTCCGCTTTGGACAATGAATTGTAAATTGCATTATTCCCCGACAGCGATGGGACTTTAGACCACGCTTCTGACAACTGTCCAAACTGATCTAACTTGTACAGCCATACATCAGAATCGTTTATGTTGGACGTTTGAAGACTTTTCACATAATTTGTTACCGCAGTATCTACGGCAAATTCTTGATTTTCTAATACTCCCTGTTTAAAAAGAAAGAAGAAACCTGTGTTATTGGAACTGTCCCCAGATCCGTCTGTCCTGTAGGTATAAGTCAATCCTGAACCTGGTACTGGTGATGACTCATATATCGAATCAGAACCTGTCGTTGTACTAGGCACTATTTCAAAACTTCTGTTCGTTCCACCAATTGATTTTTGGAATTTAAATATTGGTAGATCCAATTGGTTCGAACTTAACGTGTAAACCTCTGTTTTTATTCCGCCTATCTTTCCCAACTCTCTGGGACTGCCAAAAAGTTGGCCTGCTTGGTTTGCCGCATTCAATATTGCAGTGAATTGTTCTCTATAATTTGAGTTAGCACTGTCGTTCCATATTATAGTTTGATTTGCTAAATTTGTTCCTGTACTATCTGATACATCCTGTGATGTCGATATAGAGTCAACCTTCAACATTCCTGTTGCGGGTTTATTTCTTTTGGCATTGTAGTTTATTAGCCTTGCCAATCTTAAAACACTGTTTCTTCTTTCTGCTGTTTCTAGGAAGTTTTCCCTAGCGTTCAAATCAACTCTGAAAGATAGTGCCTGCGATATGTAAGCAATCAAATCTATCAGTGCAACATATTCCGAGCTCTCAACAAAGTCATTGAAATCATCTGGGTAGTTCTCTTTCAGATACGCTACCATTGTTCTTCTCAAAGTCTCGAAATCGTATGATTTGAAATCCGCCTGTTGGAAGGCCTGGTAGATCTTTCTCCAATCTTCTGCAACTAATAATCTGTTTTGTCTATCTGTAGTGGCCATTGTAATTACAATGGTATTTATATGTTAGGAAATGTGCGTATATTAAGATAGACGCATTAGTGAGTTCTCGTCAAAGTTGAAACTCAATTTCTCGGTAATATTCAACGGCACATATGTTATAGTGGCCTGTATGGCTATGCCCTTGTCTGCTTCGGATACAAAAATCTCTTCTGTGGCGATACGTGGATCTGCGTTGAGATTTGCTGTGACATCTTCAATTATTGCGTCTTTTAGAGCTTCTGTGAACGGTTCAAATATGGCATCATATATGATAGTGCCAAACTCCGGATTCTCCACCCTCTCGCCCTTACGCACACTCAATCTATTGATCAAGTCCTGCTTGGCTACCTCAAAGTCATACAGTTTGAAGTTGGTTTTATCCGCACGTGAGCTGAAACCCTTGAATGTTACTTTCTTGTTGGATAAACCTGATCCTGAATCTCCGTATGCCATATACTATATTTACTCCCTAAAATCTAAAGAAACTCTTCACAGCCGAAATGGCACTACTTTTAATAGATGCTATCTTACCATGGATGAAACTCATCGCGGCACCTTTCGGATCGGAAATTAATTTTTGGATATCGTTTGCTTTGCTTGTTAAAGTGTTCAAATTTTTTAACGGTAGTTTTATGTTGTCATTGAGTTTGACCACTTTGCTCAACTTACTGGATACTGCTTTTATAGATGGTTGTTTCAACAATTCTGATTTGATAACTTTAAGTTCGGTAGCAGACAATTCCGGGCTAGATTTCTTTATCTCTCCCATGGCTTCGTTGATAAATTTTTTGGTCCTTGCAGTACTACTCTGTCTATCATAAGGCTCATGAGTCACAAAATCTGTTACGGTTGTCTTGTTGTCTATCTTGTTGGGTTTTCCTTGTGCTAAAGGATTGTCGTCATCTATGTCTATCAGCCCTTCGGTTACCCTTATTCCTATTGCATCTGGTTTGAGCCAACTAGGACCCCACAATGGACTGGCATTTATTGAATTCAAATGGACCTGAGATCCTGCTAGATCTATTCTGCCTTTCGCACCATGTAGTTGTGTGCCTTCTGTGAATGAACTTATACCGTCCCTTCCATAATGCCTTACAGCACCTTTCTGGGAACTGTTGAATATACCCTTCTCCCCCATAGCAAAAAGATATCCCTCTGCGTTCAACGCCAGATGATTTTCTGATGTGAAATTGATAGTGCCTTTGGCATGGAAATTGATGTTTGTTTCTGAGTGCAGATTGAAGTCTCTGCCTGATCTTAAATTTATACCACCGTCGGAGTAAACACTTATGGTGCCGTCCTTGTCCATCTCTATGTATGCTTTACCAGAACCGTTTGCAAGATACACCACACCTTCTGTGTCATGCATCAACAGTTGATGTCCTGATGCCGTCCTTAACCTTGTGAGTTGGTTGTCACCGTTTACATCACCGTCATCCATGACGAACGTGTGTCCTGTCTTCCTGGTCACGTAATCTTTTGCCCCTGAGTCTTTTGTGCCTACGTTCTCTTTTGTCGTGTTTGTATCTTTCCTACCCGGTGTGCTGATACCAAAAACCTGACTTGGCGTTTCCCTACGTGCCGAACTTGATGTGTTACCCCTGACGTCATCCGCACTCAATCCCTGTCGCAGTAAAGTATCTGCGAATGGGTGTATGGGTTTTGGTATTGATTCATAATTGCCGTTCTGCAACGCACCTTGCCTGTTCCTGTTGAGCTCTCCTGATGGGACATTCTCCGAACCGTATTTTGTTTTCTTACTTTCTAACTCTCCTGCGTCTGGGCCTTCGAAACCAGCGTCACCTAGGTCGGTTGTATTCGTGCTTGATGCTATGCCAGGTGTCATGTGATTGGTATATGGTTCCTGCACACAGCCTATCCAATAGGCCTGGTTCATTTTGCCTTCTGCGAATATGACTAGAACTTTGGTCTCCAGATCTGGCGGTACCATCCACATACCGTACGAGTGCTGTGAGTCTGCAAAGTCTATGCCTGCTCCCTTGGCGTACTTGCCTCCCTTGGCTCCGTAGAAAGGTGCCAGGTATTCGCAGGTTATGAGCTGGTTCTCTGCTGGGTCTGACGTTTTTGCAAGGCTTGGAATGAGTACTTTCAATCTTCCCATCCTGGTTGGATCTATGTTGCCCTTGACTGTGCCCACATAAGGTCCGGCATTTGTTCCGGCCCAAGACTTGTCTGATCCGGGTGCTTTTGAAGTTGAAGTGTCTCCCTTGAGATAGTTGTGCAATGACATTAACTTATAAATCCTTTAATCTTGTTGGTAATTTTGTTCTTGATCCTACTTACATTTGCAGAAGCAAGATCCACGTATTTCTTACCAATACTAGTTAAGTTTGATTTGACGTCAGTCAAATCTTTTGCACTGTAGAATTTGGTCAGTTCGTTCTTTAACACGATGAATGGCTCGCCGTTTATATCCACCACGCTGGTGGTCGGAACAGGATCTGATATGATCACTCCTTGATTGTTGAATCTGGTGAGGTTCAACACATTGGTGTACTTGCCATCCGTGAAGTTGTGTTCTACCTGTATCACCCTGTAAAGTCCGCTGAATTCCGCTGACTGGTCTGCCTGCAGTTCGTAGACACCGGTCTGATCATTCAGGTCTGTTGGCATCCTGAAGTTCAGCATAATGATCGGTTCCGCCACATCCGTGTTGTAGCAACGCAGTTCACTGTTCCAAATCCTGTCCTTGTTCTGACGCCAGTAACCTATGTCTGGATCAGATGCCTGGCCGGCACCTCTCGCGAAACTCTTTGCATTGAGTGGGATAAACTGTGACTGGCTGATCCATGCGGGATCTCCCAAGATCTCCAACCTCACGTTGACCATGTCCGCCATGGGGTGTGTCAGTGAGTCAAGGAACGAATCCAACTGTGTGGGTGTGCCACCGGTCTTGGCCGTGCCCTCAGACTTGTTAGTGTCTGCGTGTGATCTAGTCAGAAGGT